CTATTTATAACATATGAAAAGCCTACAAAATCGATACAATCTTATCAAAGAAGGTAAAGGCAATAAAGAAATCTTCTTAAAAGAAGTTAAAGCTGAATTCCCTCAGTATATCTCTAACGTTCAGACGTTTGATCAAGTGATTCATTCTCTCGTTGAGAAAGGAATCCTTAACGAAACTATGGTATTAGTATCTGCAAACAGACCTGAAACTCCTGACTGGTTTAAAATATTTCAAGAAAATACAGAAACCATTAAAGCAGAATTAAAAGATACTGACAAATCAGTAACTGAAAAAGAGACTGCTGGATACAATTACGAGGATAAAAAGAATAACAATAACATTTCAACTGCCCAGATCCTCGAAGGATATTATGCTGAAATGAAAGATCCTAAGAATGCTGAAAAGACTGAGAATGAAATTAAAGCAATTGTATTTAAGAACTTAGAAAAAGATCCTTTGTTCTACGTAAAGAATGCAGCATTCGGAGTTAAGGGTATTGGATATACCGATAACCATCCCGGTCTAGGACCAACAAAAGAAGTAACAGGTAAGTACAAATCTTCTGGAATGGAACCTGTTAATCTAAATGAAGCTAAGAAGAGAACAATCGAAAAGCATATTGCCGAAATCGAAAAGATGGGTGAAGTAGCTGCTTGGGGACATAGAATCGGTAAGATTCAAGAAAAAATTGACGAATTAACCAATAAAATGACTGTAACCGAAGGCGATGACGTTAAGGATATGGTTGATAAAAAAGCAGTTAAGGAATTAAAGAAGGATATTGCTTTATTAGAAAAGAAAAAAGCTCTATATGAAAAGCAGAAAACAAAAGCTGCTAGTAGAGTAAAAGATAAATCAGTAATGCAGACTGCAGCCGGTGAAGGTACTACAGTAATGGAGAAAGAAGAAAAACCTTTCACTCCCCCAGCCGATCCTATCGGAGATAGAATTAAAGCATCAATGAAAAGAGATACTGCTCCAAAGCCAAAGAAAGAATCTTGGTCTGGAATGGTTAGAGAATTAATAAATACAAAGAATTTAAAAGTAAAATAATGGATAAGAGTTTACTTATTGAAACTATATCCTTCCAACCCCGTGCTTTAAAGTTATCTGAAGCAAAGGGGAGTTCTGGTCTTCCATTAGTAGAAGGTGTTTTAGCAACCGCTGAAATAAAGAACGGTAATGGAAGGTATTACAGCAGAAAGATTTGGGATAGGGAAATCGATAAGTACATGGACTCCGTTAAAAATAATAGAGCAGTTGGTGAGTTAGATCACCCTGAATCTACTGTTATTAACCTTAAAAATGTATGTCACAACATCAAAGATATTTGGTGGAACGGTGATCACATCATGGGAAAGATTGAAATTCTACCTACTCCGTCTGGAAACATCCTAAATGCATTGATTAATTCAGGCATTACCGTTGGTGTATCATCTAGAGGAATGGGTTCAGTAAGACAAATGGGAGAAACATTAGAAGTTCAAGAAGACTTTGAATTACTCTGCTGGGATTTCGTATCTACTCCATCTAACCCAGGTTCTTGGATGAACCCTCTACACGAAGGTTTAACTAAGACCGTAAGTCAATATAGTAAAGCTAATGAAATCATAAGAGAAATTTTATGTGCTCACGGCAATTGTCCAATATTCTAACCCCTCTTAGGATAGTATCCTCTGATCGACTCTCCCTTAAAAAAGGAGAGTTTCTTATTTTTAGAGAAATAGGTATATTTATACTTGTATGTACTACGATCAATGTAGTACCCAAAACGCTCTACAAAACAATTATTACGCTATAAACTAATAAGCGTACTTCCCAAAAAAAAATTATTATTAGGAAAATGACAAACAGAGACTTGTTAAAAGAGGCAATTGCTGACGCAAAAGCTGTAAAGGAAGTCGCAATCACTAATGCAAAAGCTGCATTAGAAGAGGCTTTCACCCCACATCTAAAAGAAATGTTCGAAAAGAAAATGATGAACATGGAAGAAGACGAAGACGAAATGAAAAATGAAGCTATGGAAGCTGATGAAGACAAAGAATTAGAAGAGCTTTTAAGAGAGCTTGAAGGTTCTGAGGACGAAAAAGTTCACGAAGCTGAAGAAGAAGAATCTGAAGAAGAAGCAGAAGAAGATGAAGCCGAAGAGGCTGATGAAGACGAAGCTGAAGAAGAAGAGTCTGAAGAAGAAGAAGAAATCGATCTTGAAGAAATGACTGAAGAAGACTTGAAGAAGTTTATTGAAGAAGTGGTAGACGAAATGATCGAAGCTGGTGAATTAGAAGCTGGACATGAAGGTATGGAAGATGAAGCTGGTATGGAAATGGAACCTGAAATGGGTGCCGAGGAAATGCCTGATGCAGAAACACCTATGATGGAAAGCAGAGAAGCTGTTAAGGAGATTGACATGAATGTTGATATGGTGGATGCTATTTTAGCGACCCTTGGAGCATTAGGTGGAATCATCGGAACAGGATTCGCTAAAGCTAGCTACGACGAAAAGAAAGAAGCTGCTAAGAAAATTGCAAAAGCTGCTATGAACGGCAAACAGGGTGGAATGGAAGAGAATTACGAGGAAAAAGATGAGAAAATAGCCGCCATGGAAACTGAAATCAACGAAGCAATGGACATTATCAGCACATTGAAGTCAGAATTAAATGAGATTAACTTATTGAATTCAAAACTTCTTTACACTAACAAAATCTTCAAGGCTAAAAACCTTACTGAAGCTCAGAAAGTTAAAGTATTAACTGCTTTCGACAAAGCTGAAACAGTAAAAGAAGCTAAGTTAGTTTACGAAACTCTACAAGAAGGCTTAGAAAAAGTCGTTAAGAAAGAGTTGGTACGAGAAAACAAAGGATTCGCATCCAAAGCTATCGGAAGCTCACCAAAACAGCCTGTGGTGGACACTAACCCGATGGTAGATAGATTTAAAAAACTTGCAGGCTTAATTTAAAATAAAAACTACACATTATTATAATGTCAAACGTACAATCATTACTCGAATCTGCTAACCCCTGGCAGAGTTTGCAATCTGACGCTGCTAGATTAGCAAAAAAATGGGGTGCTACAGGTCTTTTAGAAGGCTTTGGCAACGAAACTGAAAAAAATAATATGTCAATGATCCTTGAGAATCAAGCCAAGCAATTGGTTATTGAGCAATCTCAAACTGGAACTGGTGCTAGCTTCACTGCCGGTACTGGTGAACAGTGGGCTGGTATCGCTTTACCTTTAGTGCGTAAGGTGTTCGGTCAGATCGCTGCTAAAGAATTTGTTTCAGTTCAACCTATGAACTTACCTTCAGGTCTTGTGTTCTTCTTGGATTTCCAATACGGAACTAACAAGAACCCTTTCACCTCTGGTGACTCTATGTACGGTACAACTTCTGCTAACTTTGGTAACACCTCAAACGGTGCTTTATACGGAGCTGGTCGTTTTACCTTCTCTACTAACCAATTTTCTTCTTCAGTATCTTCTTCAGTAACTGCTTTTAACTCAGCTTCTGCCACTTTTGCTGAATTAAACTTCAACAGTGACTACTCTGCATCAGTTGCTGCTAAGACTATCACTCGTGTTGCTGTTCCTACTAGCTCAATCTCTTCTGATGTTGACTTGTTAGGTGTAAGAGGATTTATTATCACTTCAGGTTCAACTGTAGCTGCTACAGATATCTTGCAAGAATTCACTTATGTTTCTGGTTCTACAGGTGGTCAATCAGTAGTATTCTTCGTTAACAAAGCTTTATCGTCTTTCGCTGGTGCTTTGACTTACGTAGTTGAATACAACAAAGTAACTAAAGACAACGCAAGAGGTGACTTCGAAGCTGGTGCTTCTTATGCAGTTCCTAACGCTGAGTCTGCTTCTGAAATCGTCATCCCACAGATTAACGTTCAAATGAGATCTGAAGCCATCGTTGCTAAGACTAAGAAGTTGAAAGCACAGTGGACTCCTGAATTCGCTCAAGATTTGAATGCTTACCATTCATTAGATGCTGAAGCTGAATTGACT